GCGGAAACGACGAAATAGAGCTAGTCTTGCTAAACCTAAGCAAATTACAACACCATATCGTACCACTGATACGGTGGAGAGGGAGTTGCGTAGGGCTATGGCTGCACTAAACTCGCATGGAAATAATAAAAGTGAATGGGCCATGTGTAGAATGAACCCTTGGGGTGCACATAAATATGGCCTGTTGCCTGATGGTTCTAACGATTCCAGGCTTTTGTCTGATTATTACTCTTACACGGACATTATTTGTCCAGGTACCTGTTCTTTTCAGATATTGACACTACCAGCTTTACCGTATAATGGTCTTTTTAGATCATTAGGTAGTACTGGAAATTATTCCATAACACCATCCTTCAACGGAACGGTTTTGTCAGCAGGTACTAGATCTATTAATTCAATGCAGGCTATAACAACGGCTTTAACTAGCTCAGGTAACTTCGTACCTATTAATCCTAACAGCTGGATATTTGGGTATGTCGATGATCCTACAGTTTCAGATACAACACCGTATATAAGCACTAACAAGGTCCGTATTACATCTATGGGCTGGCGTTTAGTTTATACTGGATCTGCTGCTAGTGCTTCCGGACTTATAACAGTCACTAGCTCTCCCGCTAGTATTGATTCCTACCAGAAAACTGGAGGTATTGTCAATATTCCATCAGCAAATGGAGTGGCAGCATTGACCAATCTGAATGCAGGTACGAACCCTATGTCTATCGAAGTCTTGACACCCTTTACAGCTGGTTTTACTAGCAATACATCAAAGGAGGTTATGACTTTTAGACCTGAAAATTGTCCACGAGGTGTTGTTAAGCACAACGGAGCGACATTTACGTGGAAGCCGATTTGGGATACTCCACACATCATAGTAACTGCTCAACCAGGAGTTAGCTATATGTTTGACCCATTAACTTCGACTACAGCTGCAGCGGCTAATCAGACAACTCCAACTACGGCCTCTACGATGCCACTTGGAACTGTTAATTTCTTAGATCTGGATTGGGATTGTACTAGCATAGTGGCTACTAATGTCACTGGTGCTTTTAGATTCGAGACCTGGACATGCTATGAAATTATTCCTGACCAATCCTCAGCATTTTCAGCCTACGCAACAAAAGCTACCGAAAGTTTACCTAACGTAGTAGCTCGCGTTGAAGCGGATATTGCTAATTCTCCGGTAGCACAAGGGAGTTCAACCAATAAATTCGGATAACTATTATGCCATACTCGATAATACAGAAGAACTACGCGCTTACTATCAACAACATGCCACAGCTGATATCCTTGAAAAAGGAATCCCTGATGGAGTAAACCCTTATGTATTCTCTATTGCCATGGAAATGTTTGATAATGACACATACCAAAAATTAATACCTAAGACTGAAGCTTACTTGGATAATGGTGCTAATTGGGAATTTCCCAATAAACCCGTTGTTCAACAAGCTTTGTCCTCAGCAACGGCTATCCTTACACAAGGAGC